GGCATAAAAAAAGGAGACAATGTCTCCTTCTCTTTATTTTAATACTTTTAACCCTTTTTAAGTTCTGTGGAAGTTTCTATTCCAACAATACCATCAATTAAATTTAATCCCCTATCTTTTTGGAACTTCTTAATCGCTTTCTTAGTAATAGGTCCAAACTTACCATCAACACCAGGTTCACCTAAATCATAACCATTTTTTTTCAAAATGTTTTGTATTTCCTTTACTCCTTCACCTTTTGAACCAACAGCAATAAGTTCTGAATTATCACCATTACTTATTATGTCATCAATTTTTAGATTACTTTTTTTAATTTTACCTTCGTCTTTACCTACCGGACCACTACTATTTGTTTTACCTCCGTCTTTGTTTGAAACATGTAGATGATTATAATGATTACCTCCAATATCAGTTTGCCATAAAACCGCCTTTTTATGACCACGTTCACCGTTCCAATTATAACCTAATTCAACTAAAGCGTCTTTAAGTCTATTTCCTGCAATTCTAAAATTTTCACTACCGTTAGTAGAGTTAGACGCATTACCCGAACCTCTTAAACGTTTCTGTTTTGGGTCTTTTAAATCTTGTAATCTAGATATATCAACCGCATCATGAGTACTATGTCTACTAACATTACCTGACTTAGTTTTACTACTATGTCCAGTATGTGCCCAATTAATCTGAACTTTTACTTTAGCTTTTTCTGCTGCAGATTGGATATCATTTAACAATTCTTTATTAACCGTGTCTTTTCTAGCTCTTCTATGTACATCAATATTATCTGACTCGTAATCACCAATAGTAACATCTATTTCTTTTATCATTCCTTCATTTACACCTTTGGATTCATTAATTTTTTCTTTAAGTTTTCTTACAAATTCTTTTTGAATCATTTTAACAAACTTAACATATGGTGAATCACCTTTATCTTTATTGTATTTATATTTACCTTCAGGTTTTCTCTTACCTCTTCCAAAGTAATTTAAAGCAGATATATTTGTAATACATTTGTGTCCACCTGAGTTAGCTTGAATCATTTCCCACGCTGGAACACCTAATTTATCTAATATCGCCCACTCATCTTCAGTTAATTTAGTTGATGGTTTGTCCATTATATCTTTTAATTTTTCCATGTAGTCATCACCACCACTCATCGAACGAACCTTATCACCATAAAAGGCTTCTAAATCCGCATTAGTAAAACCAACTGACTCATCACCAAATTGTTTATTACCCTCTGATATCCACTTGATTGTAGATAAAGGAATTATCTTTTCTCTTAATTGACTCTCCCATTTACTTAATACTTCTTGAGCTATATCACCTAAGTTAACACCTTTCAATTCTCTCTCACCTTTGAATGGGTTACATGAGGCTTGTACTAACCCCATTGGCCAAGCGATTACTATAAAGTCAGCCTCAGGATTATTTTTGAATGGAGTGTAACGGTCATAAGAACCTGGTTTGAACATTGAACCTCCACCGTATTGTACTATAATTCCGTCATCAACATAAACCTTATCACTATCTTTTTGTTTCTGTACATAATCTTTTTGATTCAACGCCATTTCTTCAGGTAACGCGTACCCCTTTTCAGCGGCTAATCTATTAATGTTTTGAAATATGTTTAATAGTGATGGTTGAGATGTCATTACTAAGTCTTCCATAAAACCTGGTTTATTCTTATAAGCTAACATAAGTTTGTTAGTAGCTAAACCTAAGGCCATTTTATTTTTCTGTAATGACTTATCTTTTTGTAGTTTAAATACAAAATTCATTATATCTTGTGGTTCTAACCCATACTTAGCAAAATCTGCAGAATCAACTGTAGATATTAATCTAATATCATCAGCAGTAAAGATATCACTTGGTGACATTATTTGGGATAAGGTCTCAACATTTGAACGTGATGACCTGAATGATGTTGATGTATCACCTTCCACACCTGTTTGACTATCATGATGGTCTGTATGTACAACAAACATCGGCTTTCCATGTGCGAAATCAACTAAAACCGGCATCGTATCACCTTTAGCGTCTTGTTTCTTTACCGCAAATTCCTTATCACCGTATTGTATTATTTCAGAATCAACAACTTTGATTCCATTATTCTCTAAATAATTTTTCATAGCTAAGGCAGTCGTAACACCGTCTAAATCTTGATGAAAATATATTTTAGCTTTCTGATATCTCTTAGATAAATCTTTGATATTTCTTAATCCTGATTCTTTAATTAATTTTTTCATGATATAAACATATTTTTTTCTTTTGTTCTTCTATTTTTAAGACCGTCATTCGAGGACTTATATGATAAAATACTTTCTGCCGCTTTTTTATTTTGACCAGATTTAACATATTGTATGAATCTTGACATTCTAACTGAATCACATCCAGTATTAAAAACTAATGATATTAACGAATCAAATTGTCCTTGAGTTAACATATACGTTTTTAATCCTTTATCTTTCCATTCCCCTAAAAATCTTCTAACACAGTCGGCAGCCTCCGAAGCATCTTTATAAAGTAACTCTAACGCAGTTTTTTTATCTATCACTAAACCACGTTTTACATCACTACCAGTGTGTCCATAACCGATAGTTAAAACTCCACTTGTGTCTTTATAAGCTTTTAATACTGGCTCCTTTATGTTACCAATTGGTTTTTTGGGGTCACCTTCTTCAAATTTAATATGGTCCCAAAAGTTTTGACTGGCCTTCATTTTAGTACCATCTTTTTTATCAACTTCATTCTCAATTAAATACATTTTACGTATTTGAGATTCTTCTGACTCATTTATAAATAACTTTGACATAAAAACTTTTATTAATAAATATCTATAATAACAAAAAACCCCTCACTTTGTAGGGGTTTCACTCATTAATGATATTGAACATGCGATGATATTATCGAACCACACTTTTTTAGGTCCATTCAAATTTTCTTTTTTAAATGTTTTTACATGACCATCAGTTGTCGATATAGTTATAGAATCCCTTTTCTGAACTTTAATTTCTCGTATGTTCATCTAATACTAACTTCAGTTGTTTTTGTTCAGTTTGATACTCTTTTAGTCTTTCTCTGGCGACTTCACAGTAATTTTTACTGATATCCATACCAATCCAAGGTCTACCTAACATTTCCGCAGCTAAACAAGTTGTCCCACTTCCATTGAATGGGTCCATAACTACATCTTCTTTATATGAAAGAATTTTAATCGCCCTATATGGTATATCCAATGAAAATGTTGCCTTTGTTTTTTGTCTTGTATCCGCAAAATAATTCCACTGACCAAAGACTAAAGACATAAAATCTTTTTTATCTTTATCCTCATAGACTAACTTCTTTCTAAACTCACCTTCAATTTTTTCATTAGGAACCATTTGAAACTCTCCTTTCCATTGAGGTGTTCCTTTAATATCTTTCTTATGTTTTTTCTTATAAGCAAGAATTACACACTCCTTAGGATTATAGATATATGGTGAAGATGGACTCATCCAACTACCCCAAGCAGTTGTCTTTGAACGATGTGGTGAATCTTCTTCTAAATCCACAATACCAAAAAAACCAAATCCAATCTCTTTCATTATCATCCAAAATTCAGCAGAAAAATATATTCTACCACCTTTTTTTTGTCGGTTAATCTCATAAGGAATATTTAAGGCAATCCGACCATCATCTTTAAGTACCCTATATGTTTCTCTCAACCATTCTCTTGTAAATTTCCAGTACTCGGATATCTCTTTATCATCATCCCAACTATCATAATCAATACCAACACCATAAGGTGGACTAGTAACAACTAAGTCTACTGTTTTTTCGGACATCTCCGACATAAGTTTACGACCATCACCGCAATAAATTTTATTTTTCTCCATTTTGTTCGATTGTTTTTATTCTTCTATCTAAATAAAATAATGCTTTTTTTAAATCTTGTACAGGTGGATTATCATCTTTTTTTCCGCTTCTAACTATGTACTTTAATACGTTAAATAGATACGCATCACCATCTAACCCTGTTGCTTCTGCTATTTTTATAACCTCATATGGGTTATCTTCACCACCATAATGGTCAGGGTGTGTTACTAATTCTTTACTCATTATTTTTAGACTTTAAAACATAATAGTCATCAGCGTGTTTACTAACTTCTATTAAGTCTCTATTAATTAATTGTTTTAATATTATTCTCGTTTTTTCTTTCGACTCACGTAAAATATAATCTGATATGTAATTGATATGAATAGGTACCCTAAGTTTACCTATTAACATATTCATACGTTCTGTTGGTATTTCAAATTTCTCACTCATAATAATATAATTTAATTGTTAATTTTCCATTTATTGTAAGGTATCATACTATAAGGATGTCTTTCAAAAAAACTTTCATGAATAAAAGTATACTCATTTTCTTGCTTCTTATCAAGATACGCACCCCAAAATGATAACGTTGAGTTTGATAATATGTGTTTATCACACATACTCATCATATGAACCGCAATATACGGGTCTTCATCAATATAAACAAACTTTTCCTTAGGAAACCCTAATTCATTTACAAAATTTTTGGCGGATTCTAAATTATCTGAAAATACAAGTACTTTATGGTCATCACCTTCTTCTTTTAATATCCTACTTACCCATTCACCTGGAATTAATTTAATATCAAAAAAATTATCTTGTCTACCTCCACCCATTCTTAGATGTAAGGATATACTATTTTTAAATAAACTCCCATAATTATATTCGATATAATTTCTTATATTTTTATCAGGTTCGAATATTTCTAAAATGTAATCCCTCTCGTGATGCCAATACAATTTATTAAAAAAGTAACCCTGAAATAGATAAGGTGGTTTTACTTTTTGTTTTAAATCATAGTACACCCCACCTTCACCAGTATCTATATCCCACCCTAAACTTTGGTCGAACCACCATTCAAAGGCATTAGGTCTACTATCGAACCACGGCAATTTAGGGTAAACATCACCAAATGATATATGTGGGTCTTTTAATATATGTCCACCCCATGGGTCAAAATGTATATTTCTACCATTTCGATTAAGATGTTTATTAAATTTAGAACTCTCTGATTGATGTGTGGTCCAATAACCAACAATTGGGTCGTAACCCATTTCTTTAGCGTAGACCAT